ATCATATAATCTATTGCACCGATACTACTTTCTAATACAACTGATCCTACTTCATTTTCTAAAGTAAACTGGAAGTTCATTGTATCAGTTGATAGACTATCTTCAATACTATCAATCGTAGAAATACCAGTATCAATTCTTTCTGAACTATATTCAAATCTTGTGCAAGATAATTTATAAGTAGGTAAATTACTTTGTTGATAGAATGGTTGTTCGTGTTCTACAAACTGTATTTCAAAAAATGCGTTTGTAGTTGGGAAGTAAACTAGATCACCTTCTTGTGGTCTTTCAGCAGTTAGATCACTATTATTTTTAATTAGTGTTTCCCATCTTAGTTTAGATAAAGTAAATACAATATCATCTCTTAATTCTAAACCAAACTTTTTAATAATCTCTTGTTCGCCCATGTAACCATCAACATTGTCAACATACATTTCAATAATATATGAGTCATCAAAAGACGAAGCAGGATCTTCACCAAAGATAGTATCTTTGTTGGCAATCTTTCTAGGTAAATAATAGACATCTTGGCCATATATCTTAAGCTGTTCGATTATTAAATCTTCGTATAATCTTTGCTCAGATGTTGTGCCTGTGTCAAAATAGACATTAGTTGGCATTTAATTATCCTTGCATTATGTGTGGCGGCTCTTCGTAGTTTGTTCTTATTTCATCTTCTAATTTTTGCTGTTCAGAAATTGCTGTTGAAAATAATTCAGGACCGTTAAGTGTAACTCCACCTAACATCGCTGTACCAGAAAACTTTGAAAGATTTTGCCCCCACTGTCTTTTGATTAGTGCTGTTGTATATCTTTTTAAATATAGGTCATCAAATATATCGTCAAAATATTTCATTATTTTTCCACTTGGAGAACCTTGCCTATATTTGGGTATTAAATGACTCCAAGAGCCATATATGGGATTATCACGAAGGCTTATAGGACTACCAGCTCCTGCAAAAGCATCTTCAGAGCTTTGTAAAACCTGCCATCCTACTTTATTTTTTATTTCTCTATTTATAGAAGTTGTTGCTGCATCTCCAACAGCATGAGTTTGCTCATGAACGCCTATTGGTAAATTCTTATTTCCTAATCCTTTTGCTCTTTTTGCTAAAGTTATTTTTCTATTTCTACCACCTTCATAAACACCTCCCCACTCTTCACCTGGTGTTATAGGATTTGTATATTTACTTGTAATACGTCTATCATATTCTATAGGAACTTCATCTAAAGTTGAATTAATAATATCATCATACTTATTTTCTACAAAATTATCTACATCTAAAGCTTTTACTTTAGCATTTAAATCTGATAATTCTCCTGAAGTAACCCTTAAACTTCTTTGTATATAATCTGCAGCTATACCATCTGGAGCATTATTAAGTTCATCTGTAAGTTCAGATACTTTATTTGTTAATCTTTTTCTTTCATTTGAATAATAATCTTGTATATTATCTAAAAACCTTTTTTTAGAAGCATCATCTAGTAAAATATCTTTAGTTTTTGAAGTTATTAATTGATGAGACCTTTTAGAAATAAAAGGAGTTAATTCTTGTCCTTTTTTAAATGTATGTGTAGCAGTAATTTCTCCCATTTGGGGAATTAGTTTTAATGCTTTTTTAATTATTTGACTTAGAGAGCCCATTAATCTTCCTCTGTAATAGTTGTTTTAGTTGCAACAAGCTTATCTTCTGTCTTTCTAAGCTCATCTATAAGCTCTGTACTACTAGTAGCTTCTATTTGCTCTGTAGTTTTTATTTGATTCTTTTCTTTCATGCCATGCATATCTTGAAGATTATCTACAGCTCTCATTAAATTAGTAACATCCCCTTTAGCTTTAGCTGTATCTATAGTATCAGACAACAATTGAAGAGTGTATTCTTCAGTCATACCATGCTCTTTTAATAACGCTTGTAATTCATCTCTTACCATATCTTTAAATCTCTCCTTTTTCATCCTTCGCTTCCACATAATCTTTTGATTATCTGAAGGATTCTCTATAACATGCTCAATAGACTTATCATAATCCATGGTTTGAGCGTATACCATGGCTAAGTTTTTCATTTTTTGCCCATTAGACAAGACTTCCCATTGAGTCTTTCCCGAAATGGTCGTGTTAGACTTGCGACCACTCGCTTTAAAACTAACAGAGTTGTACTTAGGGTTAAAAAAAGTATAGCCATAAGGATAGCGAACATAAATGCTGGTAGGCTTATAAATGGACTTGGAGATGACTTTGGCAACGTAATTGTCGTCCGATATGCCGTATTCTCCTTCTTCTGCCTGTCTCCAGTGTTTATATTCCAATTTCTCATTATCGGCTTCTTCTTTCTTTAAAATCCTGTATGTTGTAGGACTACTGTCCCCTTTATGATGTATATCTATTGTATACATTACTAGCTTTCAAATCTAAAATCACTTGTTTTATCAATATACTCTTGAGAACCAGGAGTAGCACCAGCCCAATGGTTTTTACCCCACCAATCAGCTATATCTGAAGTAGCTTCAGGCGTTAATGATGCTGTAGGATGATATCTCTTATCTGCTAAAAATAGCATATTTTGTTGCTCAGGAGTCAATAATGCTGCATCAAAACCTGTATTTTCCATTCCTTCTTGATTTAACCAAGATGGAACCTCTTTTCCTTGATTTTGATACCAACCAGCTAACCTATTTCTAGCAGTCATGCCACCCTGTCCTTGACCAGTTTCATATTGATATATACCTGCTCCAGGACCGCCACCTGTTTGATAAACATTTTGACCCTGTGATTCATGGTATCCTACTTGATTCATAATATTTTCTAATCCAGCTTTGTCTTGGCCCCAATGTTCTCCAAATTGAGATATCATTGTATCATAATCAGATGGAGGGGGTTGAACTGGTTGCTGTTGTCCTAAATTAGGAGTAAATTGTTGTTGATTAGTAGGAGGTTGTGTAAAAGCTTGATTTGTTTGAAGTGCATTATCCATTGTTTGATTTACCACAGGTTCAGTAGGTGCATATTTCTGCGCTTGTTGTCCACCTAGCACTTTAGCTAACCATCCTTGCCCTGAGCCAAATTTATCAAAAAATCCCATAAATGCTCCTTATTGGTTTAATTCATCATTTGTTGGCTTTATGCCAGGCATTCTACCAAACAGCCCACTATGCATATTAAAACCTGGTGCTCCAGGGTTTATACGACCACTACCACCAGCACCTGTAATCATAGGACTATTTGTCCTTGTTTTCGTTACTTGCTTCATATCAGGAACATTATTATTATTGACCTTATTATCTATATCTTTTGCACTAGGATTGCCTAACATATCCCTAATTCTACCAAATAAACGTCCTTTCTCTCCTCCTTGAAAGAAACCCTTATCATCAGTCATCATTTCGAATAATAACTTACCAGGATACCAACCACCACCGCCGTCGCCAACAGGAGTCCCATCAGACTCAGTTACTGTTTCATCCCCCTCGCCATCTGACAAAGTTACTAAACCTTCGTTGCCTTCTTTATAAATAGGAGAATTGATGTTAATTGGGTCTATACCCTCTAAACTACTTCCGTCCCATGCTATTGCATTTTGGGAATCCATCCATGCAGAATCATCTGAATTAGGATAAACAAAAGTCCCATCTTCTTTAACTATATTATTATTTTCATCAACAGTCCAGCCTGGCTTTAATTCCATGCCATCTTGATACTTCATAGCCCATTCTGGTCCTTCAAATACTGGATTTCCTTGTATATCTGTATCTGGAGCATAACCATCAGCTAAATCTTCATAAGTTTGATTTGCTATCTCTGTATTTTGATTATTTAAAAAAGTATTTTTTTGGTCATATAGCAATTGGCTATCTTCAAAGCTCATACCAGGAATCATAGCAGAACTTTCCATATAATCTGTAAATTGTTTATGTAATTCTGGATTATTTTTCCAGTCTTTCATTTTAAAACTTTGGTCGTTAGCTAACCAATCCTTAAACTTATCTGCATACCATTGACCCATACCTTCACTATCAATAGCATTATCACCATGAAGTATTGGATTATAGCCATAATCACCTTCTTCTGGAGTGCTAATCGCTGTATTTAATAAGTTTTCGTTAGCATCGCCTACTTGATTGGTTTGGTCGGTATAAGTACTTGTAAAGTCGCCATCAAAGCTATCTACGTAGTCTTGTTGTCCAAAAGTAGCATCTCCTTCAAGACTATCTACATAATTAGCTCCCCAATCAACGTCTCCTCCTGAAGAATCAAAGCTTTGTGTGTAGTCCTGCCCCCAGTCAGCCTGATTACCTTGATTTAAAATGTCATTTCTAAGGGTATTACCTGCATCAGACATCTTTATTTGACTCATTTGAGATAGATTTTCATAACCCATATCGTCTAAACCAGTACCATCCTTCATAAACTGGTCAAATTGAGCTTTTAGCTCTGGATGCATAGTCAATCTACCATTTTGTTCTATGTATCTTTTAAATAACTTTAATTTTTTTTCATTACTCATAGGAAATCCTTTAAATTGTAAATTTTATAGTATATATACGCTATAATATAGCTATAAATAACATAGCTATGCAAGAAATACTTGTCTTTAGTTGAGAAAGTATACATATAGCTCTATACATAGCTATATACATAGCTATTAAAAATACACAAAAAAATATATTTTCCTAGTGATTTTTTTAAAAAGACAAAAAAATGTCAAGTTTCCCCACTAAACCGTTGAAAATCAACCATTTCTGAAAAAATATAACGAGAATGGATGTACGAGATATACCCAACACCTACCCACTCGCTTTCAGGCCCCGTTGGGGTCAACTTACGTTGAAAAGCAGAGGGGTTGGTGTTGAGTTCCCCTTAGCACTGTGAGTGCATTAAAGCACATTAATTTAATCAATTAAAATAAAAGGAGCATTTCAATATGAAGAAATTAATTCAAGCACTGCTTAGTAGCGGTGCGTCCCTTACCCCTGCTAAGTCAGGCATTGGCTTTGTAGTATACAACATTAAGTCCATTCAAGACAACTTGGACTCGCTAGCAGAGCTAGCAGAGCAAGCTGAATGGAACTTAAAGTTATATCCTAGCACTACAAGTTTCGACCCCAAAACTGGAGAAAGGCGTTCCAGCAGGGCTCGATATCTTGTAGCACCAGTAATTGTGGAAGAATCACTTACTGAGGCAGAAGCCTTGGCTGCTGCTCAGAAGATGATTAATCCATAATCACTGGCTATGCTAGTAAACTCCTATCACATATGGTGTATTCCGTGTGTGATAGGACTTTAACTTTAAGTAATACATAACAGCGAATGTTATATTAACAATTAATTAAACTTAACGGAGAAAAAATGAAAGAATATATGATTAAAAATATGTTAAGCGGTTTAGTAACAGTAGTAGTATCTAAGAATAGATATGATGCTATTAAAAAAGGCATAGAATACTTTGGTGTTAATCAAGTAAGATTGTGCAATAGATAACGAAAGTGGTAATGGTAGCAGACCACTCAAATCAAAGAAGCAACAGGCCTTTGCTACATACGACATACAAGATGTATACACCTGATAGAATTGATAACTCTATCTTGTATCAAGAGCGATTTTATCACGCAAAGTCTCTTAATGTAGAGACATAAAGGGTGAGAAAACTATTCCCTTTACCTAGGTTTATATCTTAATATCATCTCGCTCAATGACAGAGTTTAAAATAGTTCTATTAGAATTAGTGAAAACATTCAACTCAAAACAGTTGTGTTAAAGGGTAGCTAATTTTTATCATTATAGATTGTGCACAGTTTATAGTGCGACTAATAGAACTATTTAGAGATGATTAACTAATAATAATAAGGAGAATGTAGTGAAAGAAGAACTAGATAGATTCGATGAAGATTTAAAGAATATTGTAGATGTTAAATTGTACAAATTAATAGCTTATTTAGAAATATTAAGGAAAAATATTAACAGTACTGATTCAAAAGAATTGGATAATTATTACCATATACTAGGAAATGTTAGATATGAGCTAAAGAAATTATTAGGTCATCATTTAGTTGGAGACACGTACATAGTAAGTGGAGATGAATTATAATGGAAGAATATGTATGTAAAAACTGCGGAGAAATTAAGGAGGGTAAGATGCAAAGATTAAGCGATGAAGAAAAGAAAGAAATGATGAAAAAAGATAATGCTGTTATAATAGTATTTACAATATTATTTGTTACAATAATGATATTATGGAGGATATTATGAATAGCAATAAAAACATAATAGCTTTAAATGAAGCAATAGAAACATGGTTAAATGAATGGCATTTATGTGAAATGTGTGAAATTTACCATTATAGACAAATAACTTGTAATTGTGAGGCTAGCAAAACAAAAGCAGAGTTTAAAGAGGGATAAACTCTATATACCATAGGTAGTATGCAGATATAACAGATATATTACTAGCCACATTGAGCCTAAAGATTTTACATGATATAGGGTTTTTCATGCCCATTTCCTACTTATAATAAGTGATTATCATGTTTTTTACTTTAGGCTCATAAATTTAGAGAGGTGAGGCGAGTTCGGGGGATAGGAATATGCATAATAGGCATATTGTGTAACCTCTCTAATAAATTTAATATCAAAGTACATAATAAATTAAAGGAGTTGGAATTATGACAGAATTAAAAAAATTATATGAATTTAGAAATCAAGAAGAGTGGTTAAGTATATGTTGTACATCTCCACCATT